CTGAACCCTGGGGACACCGCAGCCCCTCGATGATCAGCATGGTAGCGGCCAGCCTGGACTTCCCACACCTACGGCCAGCAGCGATCACCTTAAAGCGGGTCGGGTCTGCGTAGACCTCTTGCTGCCAGGGCAGTAGTGAGAAGTTCAGGTCACTCATTGTTGCTTGTATACGGCAGGATGTCTGAAGTCTCGATGGTGATGCGGTCTTTGTGTAACCAATGGAAATGAGACATGACTGAGCTAATAAACTCTGGGATATTTTTGTCTTCAACCAGCGTCCTGGTCTTATCCAAGCATTCAGGGCGATCTATTGTCACCAACCAGTAGTTCACTTCTTTACTCATACTTTGGCTCCACATCCTCGGCTTCTATAGTTTCACCAACCTGGACACCGATGCCAGAGATGGTGATGTTGACAGCACTACGCTGGGCGCTGGTCTTCTCAAACAGACTGACCGGCAACGCCCTCTCCATGCACATCTTAAGTGCAACCATCTGTTGGGGGTGGTCGTCGTTCATGGCGATGTCAATGACCTTCTTGACGACAGCCTCGCCCTTGGACTCCACCAACATCTTCTTTAGCTCTTTGAGCCGCTGGTACTCAGTCTTGGGTAAAACAGCAGGTGTTCTGTAAGCCATAAACCATTGTATAGGAAACTAGCGTTTACGAGAATAGGGTAAACCATGATATAGTGAGTTCACGGGGGCATGACCCACCCCTCTATGCGGTTGAGCCGACCAAGTAGGATAAACGTGACGAACTGGGTGAGTTTCTAGTAGCCCCCTGCCAATGTCGTGAGACACCGCAGGTCAGGTGAACGGGGCAACGTAACTCAGGTGCCATCAGGCATAGTCTAGATAAACGAGAGGCTCCCTCTTAAAGAGGACTACCCATCTACGGGTCTTTACTCTTTCTTCTCTTTTTTTTTAGCAGGCGTTGTCGCTCGTTGGCAAAGGTCAAATTGACTTTTTCGGAGGGAGTGGGGCACCACAAAATTTTTACACAGCCACCACGACCCTCCCCCCCCTATCACACATTCGTGCAAACCCGCACAGGGTAAACCCTCATAGGGTTAACGATAGTAGGGTTATCCCTGATGCTGATGTTGCATAGGGTTATGCAGAATCTGCATGAGGTGCGAGGGAGGCAGAGGGTGCTTTCCCAGGGGACTTACACTTGCTTGCCCTTGCTGGTGTTTCACGTGAAACATTCGAAGCGAAGCGACCATTGAGCGGGTGGATTGACCGCCACAATTCCAGGCATTCGTTGAAGCCTACAGTGATGTCACCATCACCGGCATCTAGTAGGATTTCTCTTTGTTCGGGCGTGATTGGCCTATGGAAAATCCGGGTATCCTGACGGCATGGTCTGGCCATTAGCGTTTGCTCACATTGTTGATTGTTCAGGCTGCTGATTCTAAGGGTTTCCCCTAGTGGTCTATTAGGGTTTGTCCCTATTCCCTGGCGTATAGACGGCTATACAATACCCTCATGCCCTAGCAAATCGCACAAGGGTCTATTGAAGGGGAGTCAACATGACAACCATTGGAAGCATCACACTGTGGGATGCTAATTCTGGTGCACTCATAGCATCCATGAATGTACAAAAAAACGAATTTGACGAGCTGCTACTGCAATCGGGGCATCCGACTTTGTCCTTTGAATTCGATTGCGCGCTCTATGGATTGCAAGAGGGCGGAGTCAATCACGATTCAATCGATGACGATGATGGGAATCCTTACATCAATTGGCAGTTTACAGCCGTTTAATGGGGCGCGTCATGAATCAATACATCGTTTTTCGCGCTGGTGGTCAATACATCGTATCTGCCGAAACTAGTGTTAGAGCCGTACAAGCTGTCATCCTAGAGATAGGCGGATTCGCTAAAGATTGGAATGTCCACAATCTGTCCGACTACAACCCAAAATTACGCGCTCGGGTAATAGCCGATTCTGTAATTCTGTAATCAATCCCGTGCCCTACGGGGCGCATTCTTGGAGCCTATCATGATTCAAATTGACACTACGGGCCGCATCATTATTAACGGCAAGCAGACCGGCCTAGCAGTTGGGCAACACCTTGCCGGGTCTACGATTTACCGGCCTGAGTGCCTTATAACCGGGAAAGCATTCGAAGAAATCAAAATGCCACAATCACGCTACACGCTGTCAACTGAAACGGGCAGGGCTGATTTTGAGCGGGATATTTTGACGGCAATGTCTATTGCCTAACAGCCTACCCTGTAGCATCTATCCGGGTGCTATGGAGTGCGCTGTTGCACTAATGCCCTTCGGGGTCTATTTGGAGTACATCATGGCCGTTACTGTTGACCTGACCGCTAACATCATCGACGTGCGCGACATCATCGAGCGCATCGGGGAGATTGCACACGATCTGACAACCTACAGCGCCGAGGCATTCGCTTATCCAGAGCTTGTTGAAGAGCACGCGGCCTTGTGCGCCATCATGCGAGAACTTGCCGGCAATGGTGGCGATGAGCAATGGGAGGGCGAATGGTATCCGCTGACCCTGATCCGGGATCACCATTTCACCGACTACTGCCGCGAATTGTGCGAGGATATTGGCGCAGTCCCGCGTGATCTGCCGGCCTATATCGCAATCGACTGGGATGAGACTGCACAAAATCTCATGGTTGACTATTCCAGCGTAGAGATTCCATGCAATAACCGCTGGGTCAGCTACTTTTACCGCTGAAAGGGGCAAATCATGGCACATCGAATCATTCTCGGAATCGTCTACCTGCTGGCCATTGCCGTGCTTTTTGCTGATCTGCTCGTCTGGAGGGTCTAAAAATGACGGAGAAACAACTAAATGCGGTGCGCTGCGCCCTTGCTGACCTGTGCGGATCGTTGCAGGCCTGCAATCAGCAAGATATCTATGCCCATGATTGGCAGGCTCACCAGCAAAGCATAGATGAACTAGCAGCAGCCTTTGGGCTTGAGCATGAGATTCCGGAGGGTCTAGCGTGCGAACAATAAACCACACCTATTCCGCTGGGTCGGGCATCGAACTAGATTGCGAATTGGAATATGACCCAGGAGAACCCGCAAACACTGACCCAGAGTCACCAACCTGTGGCCCAGCATGGCCACCAGTAGCCTACCTAATTTCGGCCAAGGTGCATGGGCTGGATATCCTGCCTGTGCTTGACCCGACCATCATTGAACAAATCGAGGCCTCTGTATGCTGTACGCTGGATTAGCCCTGCTGCTGAGAATCATCCTAGGCAAGCGGTAAGAATGGCCCTTCGGGGCCGTTTTTTATGGCAATTCCTCTTTGATGAGAACATCAACCCCAGGCGCTGATGAATAGACTTTTGTGACGTGTAGGCTCACGATCTGGCCATCGTCCACATAAACAACCCCATTCAGGCCGTCCAACACCGATTTCGCTAGGTTGTCGATATCCGGTTTCTTAGTTGGGCGCTCAAAGCCCCTTAAACAGGCCTCCAGGCGCTTTTTAGGGTAGCTCTTAGGGATAGGTAGCCTGATGTACAGATAGACTGCCACGGGCGTTTCTAGGACTTCAGTCGGCCCCATTGCCTGCTTTGCGGTTTCCCGGACTATGGTTTCATAGTCGCTCGTTTTTCGGGGTGTGTACGTCCGGACAAAGCCTCCGATTTTGCTGAACTTGGGCCTGCCCTTGGGTACTGGGTTTGCGTCAATCGGGAACTGAACCATGAAAGTCATTTAATCCCCACAAAAACAAGGAATCGTCTCGTCGTTGCCAAAAAAATCGGTTTGGGTTGTGGCATAAGCCATCATCTCCGCATATCCCGGACGATCCTTCCGAAAACGTGCGCCGTCAGGTTTAGAAGCCAGCGCCAGCGCCAGCGCCTCCATCTTGGCCCACCAAACAGCCCTCTCAGGTTTTTCTTGGATCAGGCTCATTGTCTGGCTAGTGCCCTTCAGAAAACACAAATCACAATTCCCGTGGTACGTCACTCCATTGATATTTGGTAACTCAAGATCAAACGGCTGATTACGCCAAAATTCTCCTACTGTTTCTTTTGTGACACCAACACGACCTAATGGCGCTATTTTTTCCTCATGTTTACCATAGTCCTGGTTTCCGATCTTAGCCAGCCTGCGCTGCTCATCTGCTCGGATTCCTAGCATTGAATCCCATTCCGTCCATCCAATTGATTTTAAATAGCGATGGATAGCCCGAACTTTCATTTCTACTGTGCAAAAACGGCTGACAGGATTAGGCAAATAGTTGCGCCTCCGAATAATCGCTTCGAAAGGTTCACCATCTCGGCTGGCTGTTTCAAAATCAACAACCCTAAACCTGTCTTTTGTTTCTTCTCCCTCTGCATATTCAACCCATGTTATTGGCACATCCCACTCTTTTGAGCAGCGATCTACGAAACGCAATGTCGCCTCGTCTTCCTTGCCGGTATTCGCAAAGCACACCACAGCCTCGTTCGGAAGCCCTTGGTTTGCTTGCAGTACCCGCCAAAGCATATAGGCGCTAGTCCTACCGCCGCTAAAGCTGATACAAGTCGGGCTATCTATCTTAAATGGATCAATCACTTGTTTCGCTCCTCATTCATCAGCCGCCGTAGTTCGGTTGCCGCGTCTAAGCCCCGTTTGCGTTCAATGGCCGAGATGATGACGCTCCACCAAATCCGGGCTTGCTCTGCCCCAACTTGTCTGGCCTTGCGTTTGTACCGCTCTACCCATTCCCTCGCCTCGGTTCGCCTCATGTGCATCAATGTCTCCGGTGAGGAATAGGGCGAAATCCACAACACCGGACGGGTAGGCAACACCCTCGCGTACTTTGTCGAGGATTTTTTGGGCTTGCTCATGTGTCATGGTTTGATGTTCATCTCAATGAGTTTATCCAAGTAGTGCCGGGCCTTGCGTAGGTCTTCTACGCCACCCTTGTCCTTGTACCGCACCAAATACTTGATGGCATTGCCGCGCAGGAATCCCGAAAACTCCTCCTCGGTCATCCAAGCCTGCATTGCCTCCCAAGGCTGGATCGCTTTGGCCGTATAGTGTGTGCCTCCGACCTGGGTTTGGTTTGCGCTCATACGCCTCGCCTGATCTGAGCCAGACGCTCCCTAATGTGGTCAGGCATCGGGACTGTGTTGGCAATCCGCTGTTGGTACTCTTGCTCCATTGTGAGGGGCTTTTTGATTTCTGGAATCTCAGCCCCATCCCATCTTTGCTGATTTAGGTAGACAAGTGGTGCTGGGATGAATGCACCGTTGTCTTTTCGCCACTGATCGGTTGTTTTCATCCATTCAACGTGCTTGACGATCTGATCTGCACACGTCTCACAGTAGGTCTTCTTCCACTTTGCTAGGCAGGCTGCTTTGCCGCCTTTTCTGAATGACTTTGGCCATGCTGCCCAGAATCTGTCGAATCCACTCTCAAACATTGATTTCCTTTCAGTCATAGGTTCCCCAAGGGTGGATAACTACGATCCTCCCGCTCCAGCTTTCGATCTGCTACCGAAATTCATCTTAATTAAACCAAAAAAGCAGTCATCAGCCCAAGTGCGCCTGACGGATTGATTCGCTTATACGAGAGGTCTTGTTCCACCGTGTCCCTCACGCTTTACCAGTCGGTCAATCAACGCTGGTCGCCTTTTGCACCGGGGTGTGTCGGTGTGCGGTGTTTCTCGGGTTCAGTCCATGCAGACCATCAGCTAACGCGCCCTGACGGTTGTCTTCGGAAAACAAAAAAGCCGCTTAAGTTCTATCCCCGGTAGCGGAACCCCGGGAGGATCCGGGGCCAGGGATAGACTTAAACGGCCTTACTTGCTGTCCGCTACGACAACAAGTGCAGTGTCTAGGATTTCTGTGGACTTGTCAAGCCCCTACAAACCACTCGGGTTTGATGACCATCAGTTGATAGACGCGGCCCTGTGGCATCTGCTTCCACTGGTTCACTGCGCCCCTGGACACGCCCAGTATCCGAGCCAGTGCAGCTTGCGAACCCGCCCGTTTGATCGCCTCTTCTTTGGTCATCCGTACAGTGTACTCTACATTCACTGGCCACGGGTTAGGGTAAGTCCCTATGAAAAAGTCTTGTGTGG